ATTAACACTTAATAGCGACAATCATTAACACTTAATAGCGACAATCATTAACACTTAATAGCGACAATCATTAACACTTAATAGCGACAATCATTAACACTTAATAGCGACAATCATTAACACGTGGCACTAGGTGCTAAGTGATTATGATAATCATTCGCAAATGATAGTGCTTTGCACTTGGCACTGAGTGCTAAGTGGCAGTGATTGTTAAGCGATACCAAGTGCTAAGTGACAGTGATTACTATTTACTGATGACACGCCCTGCTCTTTGACACTGAGTGCTGAGTGCTAAGTGATTGTTAAATGATAGCGATAACGACAATGAAGGCATAAACGATAATGAGAATCAATAACGGGGGCCACCAGGTTCCCAGCGGCGCCGGCTATTAGCCCGGGAAATTTTCCAGAACGGCAACTTTACTGCACGCGTGGTGCCAAGCGCATAGATCGTGTGCCAAGCGCGTAGATCGTGTGCCAAGCGCAAAGTGCCTAGATCTTAATAAGATGCGCCAAGCACTAAGCCCTTGGTCCCTGAAGATCCTTAGATCCATGGAGCTAACTTGTGGTTATAATGCTAAAGAGATAGAATCTCAATGTCAACCAATCATGGTCGATGTATTCCGCTGTATCCATGAATTCAAAGCATGGTATAGTTATATCCATCGGCTAATTTTAGGAGAAGATCATGGCTTCAAATGCACAAACTTCAGCTGGTAGCTTTTTGTCTATATCGGCAAGTCTTCCGCCAACGCACGACGCTGTTGGTTTTACAGATGTAAGCATATCATGGACAGAGGTTGGTGAAATTACTGACCTCGGCGAATTTGGTCGTGAGTATAATCTTGTAACCCACAACCCGTTGAAAGATCGCCGCACTGTTAAGCGTAAAGGCTCTTTCAACGATGGCTCCATCACGCTGCAAATGGCTCGTGACGTCACAGACGCAGGTCAGACCATGCTGCAAACTGCGCAAGACGATGACAACAGCTATTCGATTATGATTACGCTGCAAGACGGCACGCCTGTTTACACAACCGCGCAAGTCATGTCGTATAAAACCAGTGTAGGTTCTGTTGATCAAATTACCAGCGCAACTACTGTTCTGGAAATTGACAACGACATCATCGAAGGCACTGCTCCGTAATGTCAGTAAAGATCGTGATGCCCAAGGAAGGGCATCAATTAACAGTCGCTAATGGATTAAAAGTGTTTACGGATACTGGGCACGAGATTGAAGACATCATGGCAATTGATGTTAAATTTCGGCCTAATGAAATTGTGACGGCTACGATTGAAGTTGCGTTGCATTCGGATACCAAGCTTGAAAGATTACTACCGCTTTTCGATTGTAAGTCACTCGAAGAGTTGGCGCAAAGCAGAGGCTACAAGCTGGTCCCATATAACGAAGATAAGTGAGGTCACCATGGATTTTGGAAGTATTAATACTGTTGAAGACTCAAACCAAGGCGCTAAGTACCACGTAATTGACCCGTATACTGAAGAGCCTGCATACGTTCAAGTTGATGGCAAGGACGTAGCCGTTACGATTACTGTTTTGGGTCCTGACTCAGACAAAGTGCGTAAGCATCAGAACGAAATGCTTCGTGCATCGATGAAGAAGCGTAAAGGTGGCCAACTCGATCCTGAGGACATTGATCGTCGGCTGACCTCACAGGTTGCAAATGCGATTGTATCCTGGGAAGGCATCATGATGGATGGCCAAGAGCTTGAGTGTAACCGTCAGAACGCCATGGATTTGCTGAACAAGCATAGCTGGCTGCGTGAGCAACTTGCTAACTTCCAGCAGGACCGTGCAAATTTTTTGAAGAAGTAACCGATGAACTCTGTGAAGCCGTGCGACATATTGCATGGCTTCACAGCAAGGCATCGGAAGGGAAGAATGAAGAAAGTCGGTACAAGAAGATTTCAAACCATGACCCTGACGATTTCAGGCTAGTTGTTCCAGATTGTACCGCACAGTATTTGCTAAACATTGGTGTCAGTATAGGTCTGTCGAAGAGCACAGGTTTTGGCATGACTACAATGTCACCGATGGATATAAAGGCTTATAGCGAAGTCTTTAAGTATGAGTTTGAGATCTGGGAAGCTGAGACATTGATGCGGATGTCTAACGTATATGTATCAGCTTATAATGAGTTCGACGGTGTCGATTGCTTACCGCCAGCATCTCAAGACTTACAAAGAGATCGTGATGAGGTCGCATCCAAGCTACTACAGTCGCTGGTAAGGCGATCGCAAGCGAACAAACGCTCGGCGCCGATCGGTGGGAGGCAGAAATGAGCAGAAGCAATGGGGACCATTTGCTGGCACTAATCAGGGCAGAATACCCTGAATACCATCCTCTTGTGTCCATGGCTAGGATCGCGCATAACGAAGATGCGGATTTGAAGCTACAATTCGAATGTCACAAGACAATCAGCAAGTTTATCGAGCCTGAGCTTAAATCTGTCGAGATGAAATCTGACGGTGACGAGCAACGCCGCGTCGTTATTTCAATGTTCCCCGATAAGCCTTCGCGCATAGAGCGTGGTTCTACGTACTTAGAAGGCGAGGACATTACGGACGTAGCTGTTGAAGAGGCTTATCGTGACTCAGACGACTAATTTTCAGCTCTACGAGAATCAAGCCGAAACGCTCATGACAGAAGCCAATGAGATTCTGTATGGCGGAGCCATGGGCGGCGGTAAGAGTTATCTAGCTCGTGTTGCGGCGATATACTTCAGCATTGAAGTGCCTGGTCTGATTACTTACCTGTTTCGTAGGACTTATAAGGAGATTTTGGCGAACCATATCTACACGCCAGGTGGCTTCTTGGAGATGCTCAAGCCACTGATTGATGCTGGCGATGTTAAGTGGTCAAAATCTGATAACTCATTTGAGTTTTGGAACGGCAGCCGTATTCAGTTGGCGCATAGCCAATATGAAGGTGATGTGCACCAGTATCAAGGTGCGCAGATTGGTTTGCTGATTATCGATGAGGCGACGCACTTTTCAAAATATATGGTCGGCTTCTTACGCTCACGTGTACGTCTTGGCTCGTTAAGTGTGCCTGAGCATCTTAGAGGTAAGCTACCAAGAATCTTGTACGGAAGTAACCCAGGTGGCGTTGGTCACTTCTACTTCAAGCAGAACTTTGTAGACCATGGACCTTATAAAGTTCATAGAGCGCCCGTCGATGACGGCGGCATGCTTAGGGCTTATATCCCATCGAAGTTGACTGATAACAAAGTCATGATGGAAACTGACCCTGACTACGTCGAACGTGTCAAAGGTATGGGCGACGAAAAACTTGTCCAAGCCATGATCGATGGTGACTGGAATATTCTTTCAGGTGGCAAGTTCTCTGACGTATGGGATCCACGGATTCATGTAGTTGAACCATTCCCAATTCCAAAAGAATGGCGGATTGATCGGTGCTATGACTATGGGTCAAGCGCACCTGCAGCATGTATTTGGTTTGCGGAGTCAAACGGGGAGACGTTCTTAGACCATAGAAATAGAGAATGCTGGGTGCCTGCAGGCACGTTATTTGCGATCGATGAACTATATTTTGCGGATGACCAGCACCAAGGGCTTAGGCTTTCAGGCACAGAGCAAGGTCAAAGGATCCATGACCAAGAAGCAAAGCGCCCATGGTATCATCGAGTTAAGCCAGGCCCTGCTGATAATTCAATCTTCTCAGCAGAGCCAGGTCAAGATAGTATCGCAGAACAGATCGAACTTTCAAGTGTCTATTTTGTAAGAGCTGACAAGAGTCAAGGCTCACGGATTCGTGGTGTTGACTTGATGCGTGGTCGTTTACAAAATGCTACGAAGCGGCCAATGGAGCAACCCGGTCTATTTTTCTTTGCCACTTGCAATGCAAGTATCAGGACAATTCCCAATCTTGAGACTTGTAAAAAGAATCCTGAAGACGTAGACACTAAAGGCGAAGATCACTGCTGGGATGTTATTCGTTATAGACTTCTAAGATCTTCAAACACAATTAAAGTTGGCCAGACGGCTGGAGCCTAAATTATGCCAGTTTCAAGTACACATCCAGTTTACGATATGCGGATTAGTCAGTATACAAAGATCCGTGACTTTTATTTTGGCGAAGACGTGGTTAAAGCTAAAGGCCCACTTTATCTGAAGCAACTTAAAGCTCAGAATAAAGCTGATTATGACGACTATAAACGTCGAGCGTTGTTCTTCTCCATTATTTCAAAGACTACATCAGCCATGATCGGTTTGGCGATGTCTAAGCCTGCATCATTTGATAACAAAGGTCCTGTACTTGACTTTATCAAGTCAAATCCTGAGATGGACTTGACGGAGCTTAAGAAGCGCCTCATGTTTGAAATGTGTCTCATGACACGCTGTGGCGTGTTAATTGACAGAGACCCAAATCAAGGCCCCGATGGATGGCCGCATTACACAATCTATCAAGCTGAAGATATTCGTAATTGGAGCGACGACTTTGGCCATGAATGGATTACACTGCGTGAGACTTCGTTCGAAGCTGTAGACGCTGAAGACCCATTTGATTTGGCTGAAGTTGTACGCTATCGAGTCCTTGGATTTGAGGAAGTTGATGGCGAGATGCTATACATTCAAAAGGTCTATGACGCGAATGATGAGTTGATAGAAACTATTCGACCAACGAATCGTGGCCAAAGGATTAATTATATTCCGTTCGTGCCTATGTCACATCTTGGCTTGAATTTTAAAGACTCAAAGCCAGCGATGCTAGACGTTGCAAATGTCAACCATTCTCACTACATGACTGGCGCTGATCTCGAGAATGGCCGCCACTTTGTAGGCTTGCCGACGCCAGTTATCCTGAATGCTGAAGCTGACAAGACACTGTATCTTGGCTCATCAGAGCTACTAGTTATCCCAGGTCGTAATACCGATGCTAAGTTCTTGGAGTTTACTGGTCAAGGCTTGAAAGCGTTGGAAAAGGCGCTAGATGACAAAGAGCGTCAAATGGTTAGTCTTTCAGCTAAGGCTCTTCAAGAGTCGCCGAATGGCTCTGAATCATCTGAAGCCATTACGCTCAGATTTAATGCCGAGTCAGCATCGCTACGTGACATCGTAGATGTTGTTGAGCAAGCTTTGAATCGAATCTTTTGGATTGTTGCTGACTTCCAAGACGAAGAAGCTCCGACAATTACACTCGATAAGCAATTTGTAGCTGATCGACTAGATGCTGGAGAAGCTAGAAAGTGGTTTGAACTGTATCGTGAAGGTGCAATTGATCTAGAAACACTTGTACAAATTTACCTTGCTGGTGAAGTTTATCCAGACGGAACCAGCGCAGATGAAGCAGCAAGTAAAATCTTGCAAAACCAAAAACCTGGAGAGTAACTTATGTTGAAGTATATCGTAGATGACATTAACAATGTCGATGAAAGCGCTCGTGGATTCTATGAGCAAACTGACGACGGTAAATACGCGCTGCAAGTTGAAGGCGTAGTGCCAAAAGCTCGACTCGATGAGTTCCGTGACAAGAACATTGAGCTCATGAAAACCATGGAGCAGTATAAAGGCGTTGATCCGGATCAATATCAAGAGCTGCTTGATCTGAAGCGCAAAGTCGATGAGTCCAAACTTGTTGAATCTGGCAAGGTTGATGAGGCCGTTCAGCAACGCGTTCAAACACTTCAATCTGAGTATGACGAAAAGATTAAAGAGTATGAGAGTAAGCTTGGAGACGCTCAGAGCAAGCTTGAGAAGACGCTGCTATCATCTGAATTGCAGGGTAAAGCAATCAAAGTGGGAGCGTACGAGAGCGCGCTGGACGATATTGAGAGCCGTGCTCGTCAAGTCTATAAACTTGTAGACGGTGAAATCCTGCCAATTGACTCTAAAGGCCAAGTGATTTATGGTCGTAATGGCTCTGATCCAATGCCGATGAGTGAATGGCTGAAAGGTTTGGCCAAAGAAGCTCCACACCTGTTCAAAGGTTCAGAAGGCGGTGGCGCTCGTAACAACAGCGGATCTCGAGTTGACATGTCTAAACTGTCTGCCTCACAAAAGATTTCTCAAGGCTTGAGCTAACCTTTAAGGTCCATGGTTATCCAGGTGTTAATTGCGATAGCCATGGATCATAATTAGGATATAAGGTCTTAGTAAGATCGACAGAATTCCTCGGTGAGGAGCTTTTCGATGAATTAAAAATTAATTTTGGAGACTTAAAATGTCATCAGTAACTCTAGCCCAAGCGGCAAAACTGACCAACGATATGCTCCTCGCCGGCGTTATCGAGAGCATCGTTGAAGTAAACCCGATTTATGAAGTAATGCCTTTCATGGGCATTGACGGTAACGCACTCGCTTACAACCGTGAAGCAACTCTCGGCGATGTTCAGTTCGCTGGCGTTGACGACACCATCACAGCTAAGAGCCCTGCGCAATTTACCCGTGTAACTTCTGAGCTGACTACTCTGATCGGTGACGCAGAAGTTAACGGCTTGATTCAAGCGACCAAGTCTAACTTTACAGACCAAAAAGCCATCCAGATTGCTTCCAAGGCGAAGTCTTTGGGCCGCAAGTATCAGCAGAACATGATCATCGGTGATGGCACAGGTAATTCTTTCGAAGGCATGCTGTCTCTGCTGCCAGCTGGTCAAACTGTTGATACTGGTACAGACGGTGCCGTACTGTCATTTGAACTACTGGATGAACTGATTGATCAGGTCAAGGACAAAGATGGCCAAGTCGATTACTTCATGATGCCTGCTCGTACTCTGCGTGCGTTTATGAGCCTGCTACGTGCTCTTGGCGGTGCGAGTATTAATGACGTACTGACGCTGCCGTCTGGTCGTCAAGTACCGATGTATCGTGGCATTCCGCTGTTCCGCAATGACTGGATCCCGACTGACCAGACTAAGGGCACTTCTACCAACACCACCACTATTATCGCTGGCACTTTCGATGACGGTTCAGGTACTCACGGTATTAGTGGCCTGACAGCATCTCGTGAGTTTGGTCTGCAAGTCAAGGACATTGGCGAGTCTGAGACCAAGGATAACGAAATCACTCGTGTCAAGATGTACTGTGGTATGGCGCTGTTCAGCGAACTAGGCATCGCAGCCGCGCCTGGTGTTAAGAACTAAAAGCAACTGATAAAGCCCCTCTAGTTGAGGGGCTTAAAACCTGGAGATTAAATCATGGCTAATTATACTTTCAAACTTCCAAAAGCTGCTACTAAGAAAGGCGTTCAGCAAGTTGGAGGTAAGTACAATTTTGAAGATGGCGAACTGACCGTGAGTGAAGACGTTGCTCGCAAAATCAAACCGATTCTGACCAAATTTCATGGCTGCACTGTTTCTCAAGCAAAAGCTACCGAGAGCAGTGAAGGCGAAAAGCAAGCTGAAGGTAACGACGGCGATGACGACGCAGTCCTTGCTAAAACAGCTACTCAAGGCACTAAGTCCAAGTAATTAAGGTTTCGAGGTTGGCGACATGATAACATTAGTTGATTCTCCAGGTGACCCTTCTGCTAATAGTTACGTCAGCCTCGCCTTTTCTAATGCTCACATGGAGCAATCCGTGGGTCGCCAATCATGGTTGACAGCTGACGAAGAGATTCGTAAAGCAGCGTTGATAGAGGCAACCAGAACAATTGACTCTATTTTCAGTTGGTACAGCTTGTCAACCGACCAATTTCAAGCTTTGGATTGGCCCCAACAGTTGCAGTATGACAAGTTTGGAAGGCGAATCCAAGATAACGTAATCCCAAAAGCATTGAAAGAAGTTGTATGCGATTTGGCATATAGCATTTTCACTTATGGGTCTACGACCAAGCCAAATTCAAAGGTCGACTCTGTAAAGGTCGGCCCAATTACTTTGGATTTAGATCAAGCTAGCTCTGAGAGATTTTTTGAAGGCGTTGATCTTTCTAGCTTAGCAATTTTTGGCGATTACTATATCAAGAAATCTGGCGCAGCGTTTAACGCTAAGGTTTTGAGATGATCGATCTTAATGGCTTGATTCAGGAAACGTTTGGAACTATCGAGCAAGTAATTCCTGATGCGATCGTTCATGGTAAGCTTGTCAAATATGACAAAGTCTATAATCGAGATACAGCAAAATACGAAAATACAATCTCAGATTATCAAGACGTAAAATGTGTATTTGATAGCATCGAAGATCTATATAGGACATCTGAAAATTCAGATTCAATTGTTTCTAAAATCCATGTATTTGGGTATTTGTCAAAATCTGTGGATTTATTTGACGAAATGATTTTAACGCTGTCAGAAGGCGAAGTAAGCTATAAAACTGACAAATTGCGTAAAATTAACGTAGGTGAAAGCGCAGCGCTACATACTTTTGTAATTACTAGATAATTTGTACGCTCTGAAAGCGCTCACATTAAGTTTTAACTAGGCCAGCCCGTAGGGTAACATAGCTAAAATAAGTTAATATTAGGAGCGTTTGCTATGTTTGCATCGTTTAACCCAGAAATCGATGATACCAAGGAGTTTATAGACAAAGCTATAAATTCTGAAAAGGGCGAACTAGCTGTTAAAGTCTGGGAAAAGGCTGTCGATCTGTCACCGGTATTTTCCGGTCGATATAGAGCTTCTTGGCAAATATCTATTGGCGGTCTAAGCTTTACCTTCAATAACACCAGCTCTCAACCAAATAGCGTACCCGCGCCTACCGCGCCATCCTTCACTGTTGCAGGGCGTGCAATGGATAAAGTCTTTGTTACTAATGGTGCGCCATACGGTCACTTTGTTGAGTATGGTAGTCCAACAAATCCGGCTCATCACGTTGCTCATAGAGCTGTTGGAGCAGTTCTATGACGTATTTAGAAGTCTACAAAACCTGTGTCAACTTGTTTCTAGATAACTGGGTGGAAACAGAGATAGAGCAAGAAGGTATTAAACTCCAAGTAAAGGACTTAAATGAATTCGTGAGGATTCAAGTCTTTAATGATGACTCCTCTAATTTTAGTCATGGCCAGATTCCAAACAAGCTACTGACTGGTCACGTCGCTGTTGAAGTATACGCTAGACGTGGGGAAGGCGTAGGTCGTTTGTTAGAGCTCACGGATATTTGCGCGTCTATTTTTGACAACGTCAAAATGCCATCTGGACTGAAGTTTCAAGCAGCTCAAGTTGTCGATCATGCTCAAATGATTACGGGCGAGACTGTTACGGATCCAAACTGGATTTCAAAGTCTGTTATAACAAGATTTAAGGCTCCACTATGAGCGAAGTTAAACTCAGTAATTCTAAGATCTTTTGCAAATACCTGTTTGACCCAGATCTAATTGTTAAAGCCAAAGACTATGGCTTGAAGCTATATCGTCAAGCTACAGATTTAGAGATCGATGAAAACTTCGTCGATTTTATTTGCGAAGAAGTCATTACCGGTTGGCATGACGTATTTGATCCTGATGGTCAACAACTCGAATTCAATCGAGTCTATCTATATCAAGTATTTAATGAACGCCCTGAATTACTGATCGAAATCGTTAAACACAGCTCAAAGATCGACAATTTTAGTCAGGTGGCATAATGGCTGAAGAAAGAGTCATATACATTGTAATCGATCCCACTAAGGCTCGTTCAGGTGCCTCTAGTGTTGTTCGATCTTTGCGCAGTATTGAGACTGCTACAGGTCAAGTAAATCGTAAACTTGGCGATAGTCAAAAGGCCATCCAGTCTTTCTCACGTAACTTTAGCAGAATGCAGGCCCTGCTTATAAGCGCACAACCTGTAAGATTCCTATCTGGATTTATTAAACAGCTCATAGAAGCTGATAAAGTTGTAACAACATTCAAGTCGCAGATGTTCACTGTGACAAATGACTTAGAAAAGGCTGGCGAATCATTTGAATACTTGAAAGATACCGCTCAAGCTTACGCGGTGCCTTTAAACTCGATTACGAAAGGTTACGCAAAACTTAAAGCGTCCATGGATTTCGATCATCTTCGTGCGTATAACGAAGAGCTCTTCCAATCCACAGTTATCTTAAGCTCTGTGTTGCACATGCCAGAATACAACACAGAGCGTGTGTTTAACGTAATGATCCAAATCATGAGTAAAGGCCAGCTCATGATGGAAGAATTGAAACAGCAACTTGGTGAGCACGTTCCAGGCGCCATTACGCTCGCTGCTGAAGCAATGGGCTACACAGTATCTGAAATGATGGATAAGATGCAGAAAGGTCTTATATCAGCAGAAGAATTTGCGTCTCAATGGTCTGGCTTCATCATTGAACGCTTTGGACCGGCTGTAGAGCTGTCTACAAAGTCAATTCAGGCTAGTATCAACCGTTTCAAAAACGTGATCACTGAGTCAATGATCGAAATGTCTCAAAATGAGGCCGGTTTTGCTATAGCAAAACTGATCACAGCTATCGTGCAGAAGATAGACAGCGCATCTGACTATTTTGCTATTTTCGGCGAGCAAGTAGCCGGGGTAGCACTGGATATGTATGACTTTGTAGAAAGCATACAACCAGAAGATATCGAGAGATTTTTCAACGCTGTAATAACCGTAACCCAAGCGTTTATCGACTTCGCCGCATGGATCGGGCGTACAATTGTTTTCCTTGCAGAGCATAGAAATGAGGTTGAAGCAACAGCTGGCGTAGTATTTGGGTCTATAGCAGCTTACAAGCTGTACAATGCCCAGCAGGCTATTATGGTCGCGCAGGCTAAAACAGCCTCCAAAGCTGTTAAAGGCTTGGGATTAGCCGTTGCCGGTGTCACGGCTGCTTTATCTCTTGGTGCTGCAGCGTTTGTAGGCTATTCCATTGGGTCGTGGCTGTATGACGAATACGACGTAGTTAAAAAGGTAGGCAACCGGATAGCTTTAGCGCTGACCTACACGGCTACTAAAGTCATGCAGATCTTTGAAGAAATGGGCTTAAGGATTAAACTAGCGTTTAATAAACCTTTTGAGTATGCCAAAAATAAAATTGCGCAATTTCTGAGATTTTTGGACGGTCTTGGAAAGGGCGTGCTAGACTTTTTCAATATCGACATCGACACCAGCAATAATTTGCTGAGCGGATTGGCCGATAATCTCGAGTCAGACGAGATCCAGACTGAGCTAGATAATTTGGAAAAGGTCCATCGTGACAAGCTAGAATCTATAAAAGGTATCTACGATGATCTATATGACGCGATCGGTAAAAGTGATGGTGAAACAGCTGAAAGCATTGAAGAGCGACTAGGGTTAGGCAAAGACCAGTTCGAAGCGTATAAGAAAATGCGAAAAGAACTGCAAGAGGCCGCTAGATCTGATAAAGAATTCATTAGCACCTTAGGTGGAGACGGTGAAGGCGATTCGTCATCAGTAGAAGAATTCGCAAACCACTGGAAATACGCTCGTAGTGAAGCCGAGCAAGCTCTTGACTCTATCAAGGCAAAGATCGATCCAGTCTATCAAGATATGATGGATTTCTCTGATATGGTGGCGGATATTCAAATGGCCGTCCACCTAGGTATTATCGGAGAAGAAGAAGCTGATAAGCTTATCAATAAGCTCACAATGCTAGGCGAGAAGGGCGATGAAGCCGGCGAAACGGTTCAAACTCGCTGGCAAAAAGTCGGCGGCGCTATGGGCGAGTTCGCCGGCATGGCTCAAGAAACTGTAGGCCACCTGCAAGACACTCAAGAGCAAGGTTCTGAGTCATACAAGAAAATGGCCGTGGCAATGCAAGCGCTTAACGTTGTGCAAGCAATCGGCGCTGTGCTTAACCAGGGTATGGGCGATCCGTACACGGCGATTCCTCGTATGGCCGCAATGGCCGCAGCTGTCGCAAGTCTTGGCGTATCGATTGGCTCTCTAGGCAGTGGCGGTCAGTCAATATCTGAAAGTCGTCAAGAGACTCAGGGCACCGGCTCTGTTCTTGGCGATCCAATGGCTAAATCTGAGTCAATCGCCAATGCTACAGATATTATTGCCGAGACCAACGAAAAGCTCGTAAACATTAACACTGGCATGTTGAGGGCTCTTGAGCGCGTTCAGGCAGGGATTGGCGGGGCATCCACGTTGATTGCGCGTAATGGTATTGGCGACGTTGGACCACTTGGTCAAGGAGGCGGCGTGCTAGGCCTTAGGAATTTCGAAGACGAAATTCTTACTATGACTGGCGTAAAGCCACTGCAAAAAATAATGGGCGAAATAGGCGATGGTCTAGGCTTTAACTTTGACCCATTAGCTAACATGCTTTTAGGTTGGGTATCTGGCGCGTTTGGATCTATCGTTGGTGGCGACCGAGACGTTAAAGATCGAGGTGTCCAAATTATCGCTGGCTCTTTACAGGATGCAATTGACGGCAGTCTTATTAGAGCTTACGCGACCATTGAAGAAGACGGCGGATGGTTTGGATCAGATAAAAAGTGGGATGAGTTTCAAAATCTTCCAAAGCAAACAGCGAAACAATTTAGCCTAGTGTTCAGCTCCATTAAAGATAGCGTCGTAGCTGGTGCAGAGGTCTTGGGCGTATTGCCAAACGATATACAGGCTCGTTTAGACCAGTTTGTAATAGAGACACAAAAGATTAGTCTAAAAGGGCTAGATGCTGAAGAGAAGGAAGAAGAGATAGCTGCCGTATTTGGCACTATCTTCGATGACTTGGCCGACGCTGTCGTACCGTTCCTCGCAGAATTGCAACGTGCGGGCGAAGGCATGGGCGAGACTCTTGCTAGAGCGTCAACTCAAGTAGCTGTGATGCGTGAAGCCATAATCTCACTTGGTCTAACCGCTGAGCGTGAGAATGCTAGATACGAAGCTCATGCAGCGAATTTCATGGCTGAGTTAATGGGTGGTCTTGAAAACTTTACTAACGCTATTACAGAATTCGAAGGCAACTTCTTGTCTGAAGAAGAGCAGTTTAAAAACAACAGCAGAAGACTGGCAGAAGCTATGGGTGATCTGCCGCTACCAGAGACACGCGAAGGTTTTGCTGAGTTGGTAGCAATTCAAAATCGTCATACGTATGCTGGACGTGATAATATAGCCACACTGTTGCGGTTGCAAGACGCGGCGGACGAGTATTATACGTATCTAGAAGATCGAAATGATGAGCTTCTAAGTAATGCTATGAATGAGCTTCAAAAGGCCGTGGACGCAGAAAAAGAAGCGGCCAAAAAGGTTATGGAAGCTCGACTTGAAGCTAATCAGCTTGCAATTGACGCGGCTAGAGAAGGTTTACAAGCGATTAAAGAGGAAATGAATGCGATTGAGTCTGCCGCATCTGGTATGCGCAACTCTTATGACCCAATCCAAGACATTCGCCGCTTCGATGCGCTGCAAACTATTCAAGATGCGCTGAGAACTAAAGATCTAACTGGTACGGGCGAAGCTGCGGAAATAGCATCTCAGATAGATGATTCTCAATACGAGACTCGAGTTGCGTATGAGCGTGAGCAAGGTAAAACTCTTAATATCCTTGAAGAGCTTGAGCGTGAAGGTGGTCGTCAGCTGACTACAGCTGAAAAGTCTCTGCAAAGTTTGCAGAAACAGACGGAAATGATTCGTGAGCAGTATAACTCCGAGATCGCAAGGCTGGATGCGATAATCGCACGTGAGCAAGCTCAGATTGATGCGATTAACGGTGTTAACAGCAGCGTAATGACCGTGCGCGAAGCTATTAGTAATCTATCATCGATTATGTCATCTCTTAATAGTTCTATCAGCGCATCTAATACTAGTCGAGCCGAACAAGGCCGTCAGTCTATGCTCGATAGAGCTTACGAAAATGTTCTTGGCCGGGATGTTGACCCTGAAGGTCGGGCATTTTGGAGCGATGCGCTTAATAAGGGTTACGTAACTCCAAGTGCTCTTGAGGATGAGATTAGAAAAGCCGCAACAGCTAATGGCGAGATTAGCGGCTACGCAAACGGCGGTTTACATGACGGTGGCCTTCGCATGGTCGGTGAGCGTGGCGCCGAGATCGAAATGACTGGCCCTTCAAAAGTGGTAAGTCATGAAGACTTGATGAACGCCTTGAGCAGTGGATCGAAAACATCTGCTGAAATTAGATCACTACGCGAAGATCTTAAAGCAGCTAATAGGGCCATTGTAAAGTCTAATGAAAAGCAGCGTGAACTGTTACAACGATGGGATCAGACTGGCATGCCTGAAGCGAGGAACTTTGTATGAAGCTAGTCGAACCTATAATTATCGATGACGCTAAGCTGGTCAGCACCGACGTAGCTAATGTCGAATCTGACTGGGCATCCGGCACATATAACACCGGCGATCGAGTTGTACACAACCGCCTTGTATGGGAGGCTTTAAAAGACAGCGTTACTTCTGAGCCAAGTAAAGATACTGCTCAAGACTGGCTGAAAGTTGGCTACTCAAATATCTGGCGGATGTTCACTGAAGGCCGCGATAGTATATCAACTTCAACTGATCAAATCAGTGTTGACATTAAACCTGGATCGCTGTTTTCAACGTTGGCCGTACTCAACGTCGTTGGCACCACTGTGTCAATAACTGTAACGGACGACGTTGAAGGTGTAGTTCACCAGGAAACTAAAGAGCTAATGAGCGCCGGTGTCTCAGATTTTTGGAACTGGCACTTTGAACCTTACAGTGTCGTTAAGGCCGCTGTCTTTGAAGGCATTCCACCATATCCTAATGCAACGATAAATATAACCATAGCCGCGTCTAGTGCAGGTGATCCTGTAAGTTGTGGTCGACTCGTTGTTGGGCCAAACAAAGACTTAGGCGTTACAAATTACGGTACAAGCGTTGAAATCTTGGATTATAGTAACAAAGAGCGAGACCAATTTGGCAATTTGGAACTTGTTAAACGTCGAGTCATTAAGACCGTAGACTATGAAGTCAGTGTAGAGAGTTCTCTAGTAGACTTCGTAGTTGACCAGCTTGAGAATGTTGCCGCTGAGCCAACTTTGTATATTGGTGACTCTGACAAATATCGAAGCTCTATCACATTCGGCGTTTATAGAGGAGCTGTGCAAGGCATCTCAAATCCGTCAATATCTGAATTGTCACTACAAGTAGAGGAATTTTAACATGGCAATACCTCCAAAACCAGCAATTAGCCAGCCGCCTGCAGAGTTACCTTTTAGGAACGAAAATCCTGAAAGTTTTAATACGAAAATGAATTCGTTAGTACAGTGGTATCCAAATCTGACAACCACGCTGCAAGACAGTGTTGATTGGGCGGATGTAGTCTTTACCGAGGTGGAGACGCTGGCCGGGGAGGCTGAATCTAGTGCCACGGCGGCGGCCAATAGCGCGACAGATGCTGCGCAAAGCGCCGGCATATCTCAATCGGCCGCGAACTTTAGAGGCTCTTGGTCGTCATTAACTGGTTCGATAAGCGTACCGTCTAGCGTATTACACGGTGGCGTTTATTGGAACCTGCTTAATGATCTGGCCGACGTTACTGCTTCAGAGCCAGGGGTAACTGCTGACTGGTCAAACGTAACAAAGCTACAGGGTACTGCAACTGGCGCGATAGATATGGCGGGTTTCGATCTTACGGCCGCATCGTTTCAGGTGGGCCGCTACGACCTCGCCAGCGGCTTTACCACTGCCTCGCTCAACTTGGCCTCCAGTCAGGTGTTTCGCATTTCCGCGACAAGCGACCGCACTATCTCGTTTATCAATGCGCCGGGGTCGGGGAGAGCCATGACGGTGGTGGTGCATCTCTACAACAGCCTGCTGGCAAATCGCACGATCACTTGGCCATCGGAAATTAACTGGGCCGATGGCCAAGCGCCGACACTGGACGGCACAAAAGCAACGGTCGTGCTGTTCTGGACAGGCGAAGAATGGATTGGATCGCTGGGGGCGCTGTCATGATTGAAGCAATGTTAATGGGGAGTGGTAAGGCCATAGGTCAAGAAGTTTTTACTTCAAGCACTTCCTGGGAGGTTCCTGCGGGCGTTAAGTCTATTTCCCTGGTTGGCGTTGGTGGGGGCGGCGGTGGCGGAACCTCCGGCAGAGGGGGTGCCGGTGGGTCCGGTGGGTCGTTGGCCTACGCCAACAATATCACTGTAGAGGCGGGACAAGTCCTGACTATCGAAGTAGGGGCTGGTGGCCCAGCGGGGCCAGATCAATTAGGTGCGTCGGTAGGCGGCAATACAAAGGTAGTTCTCGACGGGGTGACACTGATTGAAACGGGGACCGCGTGGTCAACCAATAGCGGTCGGCCAGTCGTGGGGCAAGGCGGGCCTGGTGGTGATGGTGGTTATTACAGCTCCTCTTATTATGGCGGTGGCGGCGGTGGGGGCGCAGGTGGTTATACCGGCAAGGGCGGCAAGGGTGGCAGCCCAGCGACATCCAATAGCTCGGCGGTCGTAGCCGAATCTGGTGAGGCCGGCCTCGGCGGCGGCGGTGGCGGCGGTGGCGGTGGCTCCAACTATGACTCCAGCTTCCATTACAAAGGTGGCAATGGCGGCGGCGTTAGCCTGCTTGGTATGGGGGGCAATGGCGCTGGGGGCACCAGCGCAGCGCGCGCAGCTGGTGGCAATGGCGGCGGCGGTAGTGGTGCGACCGGGATGCGATACGGCGGCGGTGGTGGCGGTGGGTGGTACTCCATCTACCAAGACCCTCCTTATCTACGCCCCGGATCGCCAGGGGCTAATGGCGCAGTCCGTATCATTTGGCCTGGCGATGAACGTGCCTTTCCTTCCACTCGTACTGAGGACGAATAACTATGTATTACCGACCAGAAACCAAGCAGGTTTTCAGAACACATAGCGCCATCCGTAAAGCGTTCCCCTCCGTGTCCTTCCCGGCTGTAATGACGGATGCAGTTATAACCGAGAAGGGCTTGCGCCTGATCGTACCAACTGATCCAGGCCACGACCCAGCCATGCAGTTTGCCGAAGAGGGCGAGCCGGAACTCCGCGAAGACGGCAAATGGTATCAGACGTGGGAGGTGCGGGACTTTACTCAAGCTGAGCTGGACGCGCAGTATCAAGCATCTATCCCCCGCTCTGTCACCAAGCGCCAAGCTAAAGAGGCGCTAATCCGCCAAGGCAAATACCAGCAGGCCGTAGATGCGCTGGATGCGATCACTGACCCAACCGAAAAGCTGATCGCACAAAACTACTGGCAGGAGTCCAAAGAGTTTAAGCGGGATAACGCTGTGCTTAACAGCTTGGCAGAGACTGGCCTCAATATGACGCAGGCAGATCTTGACGACCTGTTCATATACGCGGCAACGCTATGATTAAGGTCCACTTCTGCCGCTCAAGCCTCCCCGCCGCCTGGTTAATCAGGGCGGGCACGATGAGCCGATGGAATCACGTCGCTATCGAGGTTGATGGCGTGATTTTCCATTCGACCGGATGGAAAGGTGTCCATGTGACGACCACTGAAGCCCTGCAAGCCGATTACAAGGTCGAGACGGTAGACATTGACGGCCTGCAAGAAACCGCCGTCACCACGTTCCTCAAGTCGCAACTCGGTAAGGGCTACGACTGGGGCGCCGTGTTTGCCATGCCGTTTCGAGCCGACTGGCACGACCCGAAAAAGTGGTTTTGCTCCGAGCTGGTGGCAGCGACGCTTGAAGCGGGCGGACGTGAGTTTCGCATTAAAGGCCATCGTGTTACACCTAGAGATCTTTGGATTGCACTATGACTTGGACAACAGCTTTACCGTACTTTTCAGAGGACGAGCTAGCTTGCAAAGGCTCAGGGATCGTGGCGCTAGATCCTAGATTCGCAGCTCATTTGCCTGCGCTACGCGCATCTTGGGGCCGACCGCTATTTCCTACGAGTGTATGTCGAAGCCCTGAGCACAACGAATCTGAGGGCGGCCATCCACGCAGCTTGCACTTAACTGAAAACCCTGTGCATCCAACTGAAGGTTGTATGGCTGCCGACATATTTTGGCGAAATTGGTCAAAAGACTTAAAGCTTGAATTCGCACAGCTCGCATGGTCGCTTGGATGGTCAGTTGGATTGCATGATGTCTTTATCCATGTAGATAGACGAAAGGACCTTGGACTTGCTCAGAGCGTTTTCTTGTATGGTTCATGGTCATCCCCGTTTAGTCCGGGCGAGGTCGTAGTATAATAAACTTATAGGTCAATAAGGAGCTATCTATGCTTGACTATATTGCAACAAATTGGTTTGAGATCATTGAAGTTGTAAGTCTGTTTATTGCTGCGGCAGCTGCGCTTGCGGCGATGACGCCTACACCAAAAGACGACTCAGTGCTAAAAGCGTTGCGCAAAGTTGTTGATGTCCTTGCACTGAATGTTGGCAAAGCAAAGAACAAAGAATCTAATGATCAATAAGATCGTATCGATTCTATATGCTTTAGCCAATTTTCTCGAGAAGCTTAGGGCTAAACGTGAGCAAAAAGATGCGCAGAAATCTCGTGACCAACTCGAAGATGATCCTGCTGAGTGGTATGATAACCACTTTAGTGGGCTGCGCAACTCAGACTCAAAAGATGCCGACGAAGCCAACGATAAACACGATCGAGAAAAATGAGCTAGTTTGTTTCTCTCCTTCAGATGCTATAAAGCTCGGTACGTATATCATTGAGCTTGAACGTGGCTATTCAGTTTCTAACTGACTTATTTATTGGGCGGGGCGCTCAAACATGAATACGTATAATCGTACGTTTAGAGCTAGGAGAATAGGCAAAATGGACAACGTACCAGAATGGGTGGCCAATGTATTGTATGCATCGCTTGGTGGACTCGGTGCGTTGATCCTTGGCTTCATGAAAGCTTCGTCGGATAACAAAAGAACCCGCTCAACAGACAGAACTGAATTTACAAATCAGGTACTGGCGCGCCTTGCGATTGTGGAAAATCAATTGCAAGAAGAACGTGAATATCACGATAAGCGCTTTCTTGACATGAAACAGGATTATGAAGAACGCATTGCTAACCGTGACAAGATTATAGCTGAGTTACGTAAGCGTGATCTAGACAGAGAATCCCGCCTGAGTCACCTTGAAGACCTTGTAGCCTCGTTCGAAATTGATAGATAGTACGCTCTGAATAGTTAACTTTCCTACCTATATTACCCTACGGGCTGGCCTGCTAAAAAGCTATTCTGAGCGACTTCAGAGCGTACAGCTTACTCATAAAGTAGCTCACAATAAGTAACTAATACTTATTAGCATTAAGCTTCTCAACCGTTCAAGCATTAAAAACGCTCCTATTTTAAGCTTTAGTAAGCCATATTACCCTACGGGCTGACCTGCTAAAAACTTTATAGGAGCGTTCTCAGAGCGTAGCTTTTAGCTACAAATTAGCCAACTAGCTAAATAGTAGTAAACCATTCAGTTGCGACAGCATGAAATGGCACACCATCAGCTGTAAGTTCACGATATTCAACTTTAAGCCGCTTACCGATCAATTTATCTTTATGCTCTAGAGCTTGAATCTTTTCAGGATGGGTGCCAGGTGCTAAGATCTTAAAGCTTCGATCCAGGCCGTCCATTCTACAGACGCAGATACCTAAGCCTGTATCGCCTGGTACAATATCAAGTACTTCAACTTCTGTATCAAATAGTGGCTTAATTTTGAGCAAGCCAGACGAACGTTTACCTGACTCATATAGGCCACCAGCTGACCGAACAATTGAGCCTTCAAAACCATGCTCAATATGGGTCTTGTAAATATCCATCGCTTCGTTTAGATTCTCCACAAGATCTGTATCTGTGAACTGAACGCTTGGGCCCATGTCTTTAACTAGCGATCTAAGGATTTCGGCTCGATCCTTAAATTTGATATGCTTATCTTTTAAATCAATAAAGTCGTATACGAAGTACTTAATCTCTTTTGACCGAGGTTGTTCACGTTTAACAAGCGAGGCAATTGTTTGAAGCTTCTCACCATGGATATAAAGCTCACCATCGACAACTGTATTTTCAGGCAGTATGTCAAAAAACTCATTTGTCACGTGATCAACTGTGTGAATCAGCTTACCTTGACGAGAGTAAGCAATTATGTCGCCGTCAACATTTGCAATAAGACATCTGTGGCCGTTCAATTTAGGCTGTATGAACGACTCTTTAATACTGCTGACTTTTAATGGCTTCGCAAGCATTGGCGTAACTAGGCCAAGCTGATTAGTTTGAGCTTTAGCAGCCTCATCGGCAGTATCTTTATAGCCTTTGTCACGCATCTTGCTAATACGTGAATCAATACGAGACTGTACTTGCTCAGCCAAACTACGGCCTGCTTTACCATCTTCCACGTATTCTTCAGAAACAATCAGATGGCCTTGCAATGATGCACTGTGGCCAAACTTAATAACATGATCGCTCTCTTTCCAAATACACCAGCGACCTATGCCGAACGAATTCTTTCTATACAGTGTGATCATGACCATTTCATCCCGTAGATTGAGCAAAACTTATTCACATAGCCTTTTTCTATGTGGCATTCGCTTATTGGCTGAATAATGCGACCTCTAGCTCGCCACTTTTCAATGGCGCTATCGTGACCATCGCTATACTTGGTAAGATACACAATGCGCTCACAGGACGTATTGAGGAGCGCCTTGGTGCACTCAATGCAAGGACTAGTAGTAACATACGCCGTTTTAATTTTCTGCACGTCAGAGCATTGCAGGAGCGCATTAATTTCCGCATGTATCGCACCGCAGGCTGAAAGATTAGTGCCGGACGGGCTATCAGCCCCAGCGCAAGGTACCGTGGTGCAGTTCACCGCTCCTTTATCTGGACCATTCATGCCTGTTGACAGTACGTGATTCAGATCGTTGACCAGAATACAGCCAACACGGCGCCTTGCGCAAGACGCCCGTGTGGCTGCATGCATAGCCATAACGATAAAGTATTCATCGACGGTTGGCCTGTACATTATAATTCTCCGGACGAAAGTAGCCATCTGGCCAATGAACAATCTTTGGTTCGGCCAAGATCAGCTCTAGTCAGACCAAGCCCGCTTCTCTCTGTGAGAAATTTTGCTTCTTCGAATGTTGGAATTGGCATCCAAAGATCATTACTCATTGGCTTAACGGCAGGATTTTCAGTTGCTAATTTATCAGCCATCTCAAAATGACGCGCATAAATATGAGAGCTTGCAGCAACCACTGTAAGTGAGCCCATTTGAACTTCAGGATACTTCTTACTAATCAGACCAAGTACCAAGCGCTGAACCAGCGAGAAAGAAGGCAAATCAGTTCCAAGGCCAAAGACTTGATCGCTAGATCGCATATGAACATGACAATTCAAGCGATCATTGCGAATAAGAAACGTCATCGCTTCAGTGCAAACTGTATCACGAACATCCATGCCAACATGTTCAGACGCCAGCATTGGAATGGATGCACGACGCGAATACTTGTCATACTCTAATTGTTCTACGGCTTTTTGAATACCGTAATTCCTGAACCAGTAAGCACCGTAATTTGAATTGAATGAACCATTGTCATTTTGTACTGACGACCACATTTTAGCATGTTTCTTGATACGCCCATCGAATGGATCGCCATTGATTTTCCACAATAGCTCTTTCTTGCAGTAATCGAAGTTATAATTACGATCTTCGAATGTGATGAAAGGCCACAATGGATCGATTGTCAAACTACGATTTTCAAGCTCTTTGATCTCAGAGCCACGCACTTCAACTGTTCGACCATACGTCAATGTGTCAAGCAATTGCTTGAGCCACGCTAGATTAGTTGTATCTTGACTCATGATGACACCATAGCTGTGATGAATTGTTCTGCAAGATCATTCTCATAGTCATAGTTGATCACCGTGCAACCAAAGGCTCTAAGCCGATCCATTGTTGCATCATATGACCGAATGATTTCTAACATATGCTTTCTGACAACCTCTTGCGTTTCATCAGTATCATGCTCTGTAAACTGCGTGCAGTTACGCAAGATAGCATCATGATTTGGTCGACAGTAAATAATAGTCCAATCAAGATGTAAAGACATCATCATCTGAGCTTCAAGCAGACTAAAGTAAACTGCAACCTCGTTCTCTTGATCAGCTTTCAAGTCAAGCCTGAATGGGCGATAAACCCACTCAGAGATACAGGATACTCGATCATAGACGAAAGTACCTTTTGGCAATTGCGTCATCTGCTCATTGAGCATTTCAAGCAACGCTTCATAACTTGTAGGAGGTTTACCAGGGTGCAAGGTTGCAATAGACTCATCCGCAGTCTTTAAAGCATTAACAAGCGTGCTTTTACCTGCACCGTCAGGCCCTTCAACGACATAAACACTCATTCTACTCGCTCCTTGATAATTTCCAGCAATTTTTGCTCAGGGCCAACCCAGCCTTCTGGCTTAACAGCGTCAGCAGCGCCTGTAGCACGCTTTGCATTTTGGCCAGCTTTCTTTTGGACGTTGCAATTATGAACCGCGCTAAAGCCACGCTCAATTTGGTCAGCTGTCAAACCCAACTTGTAGAGAGCACCGATTGCAAAATAGATGTTATCAATCATAGCATCAGCCATGTCAGCTACATACTTCAGCTCATGGTCTTTTGCGATAGCGTCGTCGTCTCGACAGCATTCGTCGTAAGCATCAATGTACTCATCGATCTCTTCATGTAGGCATTTGATAGTGATCTCATGCTCATCAGTTGGCAGAATGCCAGGCGTGCGTTGCTCAATGCCAAGTACTTCTTGATTGAAGAATACTACGTCTTTTACAATGCTCATTGATTTGACTCCACCAGGATTAGGGTTTTAATGACGCCGTTTTCATTTTGCTTAATATGCGAATTCACGATGTCTTTCTCATCGTATACAATTGGCACGCCATGATAATTGAAGCTGGTATTGATTAGTGGCTTACCAATCTTTTCAAGGACATCATAAACTGGGTGCCCAGCGCTAAGGATTTGGGGTCTACATGTTTTAAAAGTCCAGCCAAACCAAGGGCCTTCATACTTGTGAGCAGCACCATCAAAGCTATCAACGCCTTTATTTAACACACAAGCAGCAATCATATACTCAAGAGATTTATGTACACCTTGATAGAACGGTTGCAAGTACTTTGAAGCCATCTCTTCAGTCATTACAGGTGCCATAGGCATAACAGTTGTACGATCGTTCAGTTTATTAATGGCCTCAGTATTCTCACGATCTGGAATGGCTAGTGTAGTTGTGTTGCACAAAGCGCGTGGCCCATACTCCATATCACCTGTGACAATGTTTACATAGCCAGGGCCTTTAGTGAGTTCCTTCAAGACTGCGTCAATAAATGAGCCTCGATCGCCGTATACTTCAATGCCTTTTACATCATTGAATTTGTCAAGCTTGTTCCAAGGACGATGCCCCCAGTACAAGTGGTTCGGCCACTTAAGATTTTGATTGTGGTAATGGTATAAACCGATAGCTGCGCCCTGATCCCCTGCAAGCGGCATAACACAAAGCTTTTCAACCATTTGTGATAGCTTCAAATTAAGCTTGACGTTCATGAAAACGCCGCCGCTACAGATTAGCTTCTTAATACCGTAAGTCCGCACAATCTGCAGAACTACGTCTTCAACGACTTGTTGGACAAGTATTGATACTAGGACTTTTGCATCGAAGTCAGTACGGTCATCAATATCGAATTCATTAAGCAAAGCCCAAAGCTCTTCAAAGACGCCGTCTTTGGTCATCTTCAAGGCATTGATATTGACAATAGGGTCTTTGTCACGGTCAATATCTATTGGATTCATGATACCTTTGAAGTACTTAGCTGTCAGCTTTGAAGCTCGATCTGCTACAACATCGAAATGATCTTCCGTCAATTCGTCCGCGTGCGCTTCATAGCCAAGCAACTTGTATTCGTCTTGCTGCATCTTCATACCAAGAAAAGCAGTAGCATACTGATACAAGATGCCAAGAGACTTGTTATAGCCAAAAGCACGGTGAAGAAGTCGAGTCTTTGCATACTTGGCTGACTCAGTGGTTGACTGATACAATGACAAGCATTCACCTTGAGTGCCAAAACCATCGACTACGAGTGAGAAAAAGTCTGACTCAAAGCCTGGACTACTTTGTGCAAAAGCCAAAGCTGAGTAATTATGAGCATCGTGGTGCGTAATGTCTTTTGACACGCTGACCACTAGTTGCGCGCCAAGAGACTTGATATGTGAGTCATCGTAATATTTGCATGGCTTCAGTCGACCATCTGCAAACCAGTGGCTGATATAGATATGTCTTACAGATGGACGTTGAAGCGTCGACATACACTTTTCGATTGAAAGCACAGGGTACGCAGAATCTGACTTAACACCTGTGAGACGCTCTTCTTCAAATCCACACAAGATGTTACCATCTACATGGTCAATGGCCACGCAGCTTGAGTTATGGCCAAGTGAAATAGCCAAATCTATAGACATAAACAATCTCCAAGAGAAGTTAGGCGCTACGATCGTAGCGCCTTGTGGATAGTTACCAGTTCTCTACAGCTGCGTCAGGGTTAGACGTGTCAGCAGATGACGGTTTTTGTGCAGTTGTAGACTGCTCAGTCTTAGTGCTTTGCACTTCGCGCTCAGCAGGCTGATGCTCTACCAGACCTTGTGACTCAGCTTTTTGTTGAGCCAAAGCACCCTGAGGTACACTTGTATCGCCTACAAGATCACGCCAAGGTTTGTCATCATGGACTTCGTCCGCAATTGCACACTGTTTCTCATCGAGATAACCCGCAATTTGCAAATCAAGCACAGGATAATCAAACTCATCGTCAAGCTCGATACGTGTATGAATAACATGTAGAGGCAAGCCAGTCTTATTCACTTGACGGCCGAATGCGCTCAGAGCTTTGAGAGAGGATGCTGGCACATTGAGACACCAAACTGTTGGAGATTCTTCATCAATCTCATCGAGTTTGACAACCCATAGCCACTTGCTGTCTTTACAAGCTTTGCCCTTAGTGCGTTGACCTTGAGCATTAGTGGCAGAGCCAAAGGCATTCATAGGACAACGTGCACAAGCCGAAGCTTGTGGCTCTGCGACCCATGAATCTGGAACTACGCCGTTAATTGATGAGCAATCAGGTGGCTCAGGGTTTGACGGATCAAATGCTGACTTGTAAAAAGTCTTATTCATTCGACCGCCTTCAGGATCGACGCCAACAACAACTACATCGACGGAATTAAACTTCTTTGACTCCTCTTCGCCTTGAATAAAGCGAAACTTGCCACCCTTAATAGACAGGCGAGGAATTGTAGGATTACCACTGTCAGCCAAGCTTTGAGCTTCAGAGGACGTGGCGCTTTGCTCTTGGTATTTCTTGAGATGTTCTGGGATAGCTGGAGTAGACATATTAGCCCTTCCTTATGTTGATGGTTACTTCACTATACAGATCAAGTCCAGGTGGCAGGTCACCGTCAAGGTCTTCGTTGACTACCTCGTCCACTGCGGACTTTGTTACACGCTTTTGCAATGTATGCAAAGCGCCATGCTGCTCGGCCCATTCTAAATAGGCTTCCCAGTCAAGGATTCGATAGGATGTTTTAACTGACCGATACGCTGTACCAAATTCAGTTTTCAAACTATCGACGCCTAATTCATCTGAGATATTAAGAATCTCAAATTGAATATCTTCGAGCTGAGCTTTTAATTCTCGCTCAATTTCTTGATACTCTTTGCGCTTAGCATCGAGGTCGTTTCGAATCTGAATGTACTGATTTACTTTGCTTGCTACGTCAGCCATTTAGTTATCACCTTATTTGAATTTACAAGTGCTATTATACACTGGCTGCTAGTAATGTAAACTCTAAAACACTCAGTTTGAGAACACAACTTCTTTAAACAGGTCTAGCACATCATTGGCCCTAGACTGCTTATCTGTCAGCATTTTTAACGCATGGGCTTCGGAGCTACAACCTACGAAATTATAGATTGTTTGTACCCTTGACTGACCAATTCGTGATATACGACCATTAGCCTGTGATACAGTTTCACCGCTCATATCTAAGCTGTGCCATACAATGGTATTTGACGCAGTCAGAGTAATACCATGTGAAGCAGATCTTGGTTGTATGACAAGCACTTCAAGGTCGCCCATTTGGAATTGCCTGATCAAATTGGCTCGAACATCCTGCTTAACGCTGCCGTGGATATACTCAGCTTTAATGCCTTTCTTCTTCAGAAACTTAGTTACGCCTTCAACTGACGCTCTAAAACTTGTAAAGACAACCAATTTCTTAGTATCAAGCTCTTCATAGATATTGAGCAATCGATCAAGTCTTGGCTGACTATCAAGCTCAATAACTTCGCCTTCGTCTGACTTAACCCACCCTGCTGCAATTTGCAAGAGCTTAAAGAGCTTGACGCCTGCATTTGAAGCTGTGATCATGTCATTTTCATACTCATGAATTAGAGCTTTGCGCACGTCTTCATAAGCTTGCTTCTGCTGCTCGCTCATATCAACATTAACTGTGATATGATTAAGATCAGGGATGTCAATACATTCGTCACGCTTGTAACGGATTGCTGGCTGGAGAATCTTAAAGACTTCCTTTTCACAACCGTCTTTTGGCACCCAAATCCTTGGAGCTACTTCACGCTCAACAAGATTTCTAAACTTCGTGAAATAACGTGGTACATTAGGGTGATTAGGGTTTACAAGTTTTGCTTGGCCAAACGCCTCAGTAGGCTTATTAGGCGTCACATTACCTGTTAAGCCCCATACAGCTTTAGCATGCTTAGCCACTCGGCGCATAGCCTTTGAGCGATCAGTGCTGTAGGTTTTAAAAGCTGTCAACTCATCGATGATAATCACATCGTACTTAGCATTAATCAACTCATCTTCAAGTATCTTGACGCCATCATGGTTGATGATCGTGTACTCGAATTGCTGCTTTATGACGTTAATACGCTTTTGCTTAGGGCCATGCGCCACGCCTACGGACTTAGTACCAAGGTTTTGACGAATAGAGTCATACCACACTGTGCCCATAGTTGATAGAGGACCAACGACCAGGACTTTGTTAATGACGCTATTTTTCATCAAAAAATCTGTCGCCCATAGAGCTGACATTGTTTTACCCGTGCCCAACTCGTTTAGCACGTAGCCACGCTTATTAGTGATCAAAAACCTTGTAGTTTCAACCTGGTGTTTAAAGGGCTTCCAATCTGGGTTTGCAATCGGCCAATCGTATTGGTCAAACGGTATCTTTAAAGCCACGGGCTTTCTCCTTAATTATCGATATTAAGTTATCTAGCCGACCTGTATTTTTGCCCTTCAAAACACAGGCAATACAACCTTGTCTATCGAGGTGTTTTAGCTGCACCATCTGAATTTCAGTTGGGTGTTTCTTGGCATCGGCCTTATACTCAATAGCAAAGAATACTCCACGCCAAACGCCTAACTGGTCGGGTACGCCCGCCTTTCCATAAAATCCGCCGGGTGGCGCATAAAGCCAAACATCTGGCAGTTCTTTCTTTAACTTACGCTTAGCCCATTCTTTTACCTTGTTTTCAGGAGTGCTCACTTTAGCTACCTCTTATAAAATGCGCCGCTCTGAAAGCGCTCCCACTAAACTTTTAGCAGGTCAGCCCGTAGGGTAATATAGCTAGAATTAGCAGCTATTCAGAGCGATCAACCTATTCTACTCGATCTAAGCCGAAGATGACTACAGGAAGCTTCTTGTGTATGGATTTAGTCATCTTATTCTTGCACCTAGGTGGCTTGATACCCTTGCGCCAAATATATTGACACCGCTTACAAGCCATGGCATCATCTCCGACTTCGATCGCTTTACACGATGCCTTAAAAGTCTTCTTTTGTTGCATGAGGACACATTGATTTTGTAGCTTCGCACCATCGGCAAAAGCGGTTCTTTTTAGGGAGGAACTTCTCTTCGGCATTTACCTCTTCAGACTTAGCATCAAAGTATTGCCTGATTGGAATGTAGTCATCAGCAGTATATACTTTCTTGACAGCTTTACGATGCTCAACATACGCATACTGTGTCTGTACACGCTCAATCTCAGGCTTCAATGCGAAGATAAAGCCAGCTGTCAATTCAAGCTGGCCAAAACCAGAATCTGGCGTGTAATTTGTAAACTTGCCACTTTTCCAATCTATGGCTTCAGAGATGTTATGGCCATACGCTGAGAAGTCGACTATGGCTCGCATATAAGCATCTGGACTAAACCAGTCTACAGGCCGCCAATCTTTGTCGATAGCCAACTGTAATTCAGCGAATACATTTTCAGGGCCATACAGGTCAATGATGCTGTCTGCAAACTCTTTACCATTTTCAACTGCATCGAGAGAATTCTCACCAATGTCATCACGGCCTTCTTTTCTGTGATTGACATAATCCTCAAGATATTTGTGAATCTTCTCACCCTTTATAAGATGCGGCGACTTAGACTTATCCATTTTGAATTCCGGTGCTTTGTCGATATACTTGAGCTTGAATTTCAACGCGCATTGGTCAAAGTCGTTGATGCGTGAGTGCGAAAGTGCCATTATCTTACTCATGATAATTCCTCGCCATGATTTGAAAATTCGCCATGAAGTTGTTTTCGAAGTATTTTTGAATATTCAAAAGCTGCATCTACAGTTTCGAATCCTCGCTCATACACAGCTTTATTATGCATGCAAATCTTTACATAGTATGTGCCGTTAGATTGCGGATATACATTTTTGTATCCAGTAGATGATTTCCGCTGCGTGTTACAAAGATTCTGAGAATACGTAGCCTCCCTTAAATTTTTCCATGCATTATCTAATGGATTTCTATTTTTATGATCGACTAAATTTTTAGGCCATCGTCCTAGTTGATACATAAAAGCTAATCTGTGAGCTTTATATTGCTTACCATTAATTCCTATTCTAATTCTTTTTCCACCACTCGATGATCCAGCAATGCCTCCAATTATTTGGCCATTATCACCTGTAAGCCATCTAAAAATCCCTGTTTCTGGGTCATAATGAAGTATAGACTTTAATTCATCTTGAGTGATCATTTCACATCCTTAAATGATTCACCCATTTTAGACTCGTACGGCAGATCGATTGGCGGTTCAAAACCCCAGTGCTTGCTATAATCGATGTTATCAAGAACTTCATCGACTTTAGCTTTAATCTCTTCTGCATTGGCTTCTGGGATATAGCCAAATGTTGCATCGTGCAAGTCAAGTGAGAAGTGGAATTCTGGCACTTTCTCGTAAAGCTCTGCGATTGCAATTTCTTTCATTGAGGCCCCAGAACCTTGTATTTGGAACGAAATAGCTGAGGACTCTGTCATCCAGGCATCGGTGTGCCAATTACAAAGTTTGAAGCGTCGACCACCAAAGGCTTCAGTATAGCCGTTTAGACGAGAGTCTTGTACGGCCTGTTTCCAGAACAATGGTACTCCTGGATAAGACTCTTTAAATGTTTTGACCAAGAAGTTGCCAGTCGCATCATCCAGGAATTCACCGTACTTCTCAAATGACTGTTTCGCCAAAGCTCTACCTGAAATCCTGTAGTTACAAGACAGGTTGGTCAGCTTACCCATTTGGCGCTTCTCGGTGTACGGGCCATCATCGTCTTCGGCTTTATAAAGCTCCATGAACTCATTATAGTCCATGGTAACAATCTTAGAGCCAGTCATAGAGTGGAAGTTCAGACCTTCTTTGAAGACTTTCAGCATTGTGGCGTCTCCAGACCTAATAGCCATGAGCCTTGACTCTTGGCCCGAAGCATCAGCTTCATAAATCTTAAAGCCTTCATGCGGCACAAGCATTGCTCGAATCATTGTAGCCTTACGAGGGATTTGGTGCAAGGCAATACCTGTCTTGAATTTACGCATTGTGGCATTGCTATAAGTCATCCGACCAGTGTAAGTACCAAAAAGTCGTGGGCTACCGTAGATGTAACCGTCGCCATTATGAGCCAACGCTTCTTTGCATGTTTTGACATATTTTGAGTAGAGTGTTGTTGATTCTTTTGCTTCAAGGATTTTGCTGACTTTCTGATAGCGTTCACCGTTTGGACCTTCCTTGGCAAGAAGATCACGCTGAATCCATAGCAAATCACCTTTAGATGTACCGGGATTACTTGAAGGAGTTTGAGATACAGGCTTAAGCTCTAAATCCGTGAACAGATATTGAACCAACTGTTTTGGCGAGCTAAATAGTTTTTCTGATACGCCTAGCTCTTTGGCAATGTCTTTCTTACGGTTGCCATAATACTTCTCGCACTCAGCAAGTTGGTCTTGGTCAATACGAATGCCATTGAGCCAAGCATTAGCAAGTGGCACAATGCACTTAAACTCTGTAAGCATACCACGGCGCATAGATTCAGGCACTTGAGGTGTGTATTTACATGCCAGTGCCTTGGTCATTATAACGTCGAGAGTACCACGCTCAAGCCAGTATTCTTGGTTCTTACCAACTTGGTCAAACCCTTGTGACTTGAAGTCAATAAACTCTTGAGCCTTAGGATGCTCAGGCATGAATGTCTTGACAAGATTTGCAAGAGACATCGATACTTTTGCTTTCTCTGCCTTTTGACCGTTGATAAGCCACTTCATCAGCAAGCTAGTGTCACGCCAGTCGATCTTTCTAATGCAGTCTGGAATAGGACCACCACGCTCTGGCTGCAGCATTGCAATACACCAAGCTACGTCAAAGATGGCGTTATGAGCCCATACGATTTCGCCTTCAAGGCTCTCGAGCATACTTTGAAGCTTAGCTCTGAAATCCTCGTCCTTAGCACCGCCCTCATTGACGATTTGATCGATCGAATCATCGCCACGAATTAGGTCTGCTGACATAATTCTGGCTTGGTCATTGCGTAAACGCCATGGTTCAAGAGCTGCGTACTCACGCATCTCTTCATACAACGGATCAGTCTCCAGGTCTAAACAGTTGTATTTCTCATTCGTGTACATAAAATCATCCTACTAGTGATTGTGCATCTGTGGCAGAAGACCGACGGTGTTTAAGTGTTTGCAAGTTCCTGTAAAACATGCGACGTAGATCATCGTCTGTGACATCATCTAGATCATCTAGCATGCTTATTTTGTACAGAATCTCATCTTTGTTAGTCATCGACACTTCGCCATTTGGTAGCACGACAGGCACATTTGTTAGCTTTTTAATGGCGCCGTGCTTTCTTATAGGCATGATAAGCCCTTTACGCTTCAAATCACGGATTATTAGTTCTGCATCGTCCCTCCAATTTTCATGTAGAATTTTGTCGCCCATTCTAAGAATATAGAGCAGCGAGCTATGAGAAAGAATTGGTTCAACAGCGAGCAAATTAATACCTTGCTCAAAATAATCGATGAGCCAATCTTCCTGATCTGTCAGTGACTGGCGAACCATTTCTTGCTTGATTTCAGTCATTGGAGCTCGGATCGTTGACATGTCAAGTTCAATTTTCCGATGCTTGAGATGGTACCGCAATGACTTAATTAGTCTAAGTCTTTCATACGGGTTCGTGCAACTATTTGTGCTTTTAACAATGTCAAATAATCTGTCGACATAGCCAACTTCAAGAGGCGGAGCATTGGTATCAACAACCCACACTCGACGATCCATTTCCTCCATTGGAATAAAGCCGTCGGTGTTACCAGCCATAATCAGTGCTGCAGTGTTAGGCATCTGCATGGTCGCACCGCCTTTAACCTCTACAGGTATAACCTCAGCTGTTACAAGGTTCTTAAGGTGGCGCCAGAAATTACTGAATTCCTGTCTCACATTTCGATGAATGCCGAATTGTACCTCATCGACCATGTTGACCAAGCCGTTTGTTGGATCGAAGAACCTGCCAGTGATCTCGTCAAGCTTTACCATTTTAGCTTGACCCTCACCAAACTTGTTAACGCCCATGATTTGATAGATCAAGTTAAAATAGAGTGATTTACCAATACCTCGAACTCTTGATAGCAGTAGAGGCGTCACTGACATCTTTTCACCCGGCCTTTGGATCAGCCAAGATAAAAAGTCAAGACCAAGCGTGTGGTTCTCAGTATCTGGTTCTCCAAAAATCCTAGTCACAAGCTTGATAAAGTCGTCCCAAATTTCATGGTCAACCTCATCCTCTGGTAGCTCGCATTCAGGTTCACGATACGTATTCATGAACGTTGTAGCATTGGCATCCGATCCAATAGAGAATACGTTATCAGCACCAGGCATAAAGCCAATACTATCAACTTTATACTCATCAGGTATACGCGGAAGTATAACGTCTATTGGATTGACTAGCTTCTCTTTACCTGACCCTGTAACAACTACTCGCGCATATTTAGCCAGCAGCTCCTTCATGGTCGCTGAGTCATGGTATCTTCTGGATGTCAGGTATGGATTTTCTTCTGGGAGGCAGTAAACAGGTCTATTCTTGTAGTTGATAACTTGATAAAAGCCACGATTCAGTATGTCTGAAGCAATGTCGTATGGATTGTCAGAATCAATCTCAAAGACACGATCTAGCATGTCATCGATGTTGACGGACTCTTCTAGATCATCGCCTTCGCATCGTTCAGCAAGTTGGTTTGCCAAAGCTTTTGCTGAGCTTCGCCCTAGACCCTTACTCTTTAGCGCGTTGATAAAGAGAAAAAAGCCTTCGTTCCTGGCGCCTTTTGGCAAAACTTCTGGCAATTCGCCTTTCTTCAAAAGTGCTCGATAGTCATTGTCATCGTCACTTTTAACGACCGTAATGCTGTCAAGGTCATTGCGAGTAGTTGTCGTGTTACTTATAGCTTCCATGAAGCTTACAGGCAACTTACTAAGCTGCACGTCAGGCGCACCACGGATCATCGTGTAAACGCCTTGCTCCCACTCGCCAGCTTTTTGAGGGCCTACAACAAAGCCACCGTCTCCACGAATGTCAATGCCTGTGTACTCAGTGCCATGCACTTTCAAATTACTAACAGACTTTACATGGCGCGTTTCATAGCCTTTAGGCCGTCCATAGTAAAAGTGGTAGCCGCCAGATTGTGACTTTACAACGAGTGCACATTTTGGAAGGTCGAAAGTTTCGAATAATTCACTAAAGTTCTCAACGCCGCCTTTGTCATCTTTGGTATCGACGTCAATAACTACGCACCCAGTGCCAAGTACCCCGTACCCATGCACTGTCGTTTTATATTTCTGTTGGACTATGTCGTCCCACTGCTCAATGAATTCTACGTCATCTGTAGCAGGTATAGCTAAGTGTTCTTTGTCTGGTTTTACTTTACGTCCTGACCATCCAAAAGGTTTAACAGGTCCTGATTTTGAGTTTATTAATGGAAATACTTTAAATCCATTTTCTGCAAAGAGCCGAGCGTAAATTTTATACGACATGTCAAGGTTGATCCCGGTTAGTCCACGTCCAAGATTTTCTAGGCTGATTATACATGTCTAAACAGGCGTCAATTCGTTTTTCTATTTGTGCTACGTCTTCTAAGTTCTTGAAACTGAATTTTGGCATCGAGCTTAATACGTACGATGTCTTATGACTTGTAAAGAACCGTGTCTCATGTTCTTCAAGCAAAAATTCAAGATACTGAATTAGAAAAGCGTAGTGGCTTTGACTTTGAATGACCCATTCACGAAAGTCCTTTGTGCCTCTTAACGGGTAATACGCCCTTGGTATATCAGACTTTATGTTATCTAATCTGCTTTTTTCACTAAAAAAGTGTGCCGCATCGAATGCAACTGTGTCTCTATGGTGTGTCCATAGATAGTAGCTTAATGTTGTAGCAGTGTCAATGATTGACTCGTTCAGATGCAAGTCGCAAAGCATTTCGCAGCTCTTGCGAAAATCTTTCGAGAGCAAGTATATCATTTAATTATACCTTGGATTTAAGGTCAGTGAAATCCACAAACCTTGGGTCAATGTGTTTTGAACGCGTGAACTACCTTCTTTTTATTCTTTTCGATCCATGAAGGCGTTACGCGTAGACCTCCAGGTAGGACATATATACGTTCTTTGGCTTTTGTAAAGCTAAGAGGTACAGCTGCAGGGATTCGAATAGCTTCGATGACAAGCCATTCATTGTCGGGTCCTTCAAATTTCATGTAGTCTCCTTACTTAGTTGTCAGTACGTTTACGGCAATGATAGCTCCAATTACCGCTAAGCCCCAAATGCCAAAAGCTACCACGATGCCGAGCAAAATTGCAATTGAGCCAATGCTCATCATGAATCCGCCAAAAGCATCAAAAGCTTCGCGTTGTGCTTTGCCACGCTTACAATTGCTACCTGTAGCGAACGCCTCAAACTTTCTAGATGCTTTATCAATCCAATGCTCTTTGTCTTTATTTTCACTCATCGTTATTCTCCAATTTCACGATAACGTCAACGCCTAACACGTTAACAGTTGTGTAACTATCAGGATTATACATTATATCAGCTTCAAGGTGTTCCAGGACCAGACTATCTTGCGTATCTATTTTATCAGTCACTGGTTTTGAACCGTTGAGCTGCTGTTTTATCGATGATCCTATGTTTTTCCGTTTCTTTTGACCCATAACCGTCACACTCAACAATATGTGGTAGGCACATTATACAGCATAAAAGCTCCGATGAAATACCTAATCACTAAGATTTGTGCATTTAGCAGTATAATCACGTGATTAACTATAATAGAATATCAATCGTAAATAAGGAGATTAATTATGTACACAGAAGCTCTAATTTTTCTACGATTTGGATGCTACGTCCATAATCCTGACGCAATATTTTCTAAGTCAACAGCGCCCATCGAGCAATGGATCAGCCGTATCCAAGCTCATGACAATGAATGGGGCTATCGCTCATTGTCTGGCGGAACAACTAGGCAATCTGTAATCTGTATAGGCGTGCCAAGCACTTTGCACCACGCGCTTAGTGAGTTCGATGCTGACTATATGTACACAGAGCCAAGTGTTCCAAAAATCCGCTCAATCTTGACATCGCGTCGTAACTTGCTAAGGTTAACAGAGTCCAATATTAAGAAGTTTATTCAGATCACCAAGACAACGCCTGCTGAGTTACTTAAAGATCTCGAAAGTTATCTTGAGCGCATTGAGGTCAACCCAATGCAGCCTATAGATAAAGAAGAGCTTGACGCAATTAAGGCCCTAGGCATAAATTGGCGACTTGCTTCTAGGCTACCAAGGATTGAGGACGGCGGTTTCGAACCGATTTACATTGTTGATGAACATCACCGTATTAGATGTCTATAACGCTGTGTACACGCGCGACGCGTTGGTATATAGTGTAAGTAAATCAACATAAGGTATCTACCATGATTATCGGACTTATTGGACTTGCAATGCTCGGCGCTATGATCTACGAAGCTTGGTGGTTCATGCCTTTTTTGATTCTTGGCGTTGAAATTGCTACAGGGTTTGCTGGATCAATGGTTCAATGGTTTTCAACTATGGGTGATGGTGAATGAAGATAATAATCGCACTATTTTTGCTTTTTAGTGTGTTAATCACTTCACAAGCTGATTATAATGAGCAACAAGCACAATATGAAAGATATTGTGAAAGTGTCCAAATTTTTAAAGACTCAAACGGCGAATTTGGACATCCAAACTATAACGATTGGGAGTGTTAACTATGACTTATAATACAGACGGCAATCTTGCAGCTCTTCGTCAATATGAGCGTGAGCAGGACGCAATTAATATGGCAGAAGACATGTTTGAGCAAGAGCTTCAGAATTTCGTTGATTCAATGACTGAAGCTTACGTTGACGGCAATCAAGCTGTTGTTGAAGAAATCAATACTCGTCTTGTTGAAAGTGAAAACTGGACTAACTACGTCCATAAAGCTTTAAAAGCTGAATTCTTGAAGCCAGTCAAAATGCGTGGTAGTCACAGCTATGAAGCACTTCTAGAAATGGTTGAAGACGCTTGTAAAGAGATTGCGTCTGGTTGCGATACTGTTGAAGAGCTTGAACATCGATCAATTGACTACGGATTGTGATTATGAGTATACGTGATGAGTTTGAGGCCAATTCAGGGAGGTGATGAAAGTGAGTAATTTCAAGCGAGAAGAACGCTACATCGTTGTTAAGCTCAAGCGCATCGACAAAGAAACCGAGGAAGACCTGCGGGAGTTCCTTGACAGCTACTGGATTCCCACTGAGCAGTGCGTTGTGGTTGAGCATGATTGGCCGAATTACGAGCACACATGGGAGACCATTAAACAAGTAATCGAAGGCACGTTTAACCCTAACGAAATCACCAACCTCCGCCACCAGCTCCAACAGGCCGAGGCGCGGGTGGCTGAGCTTCACGAGTCGCTGTGGCACTGCCTGCAATGTTGGGAGTATGACGGTATTAGCGACGAACACGGGGCGGTAGCGTCGAAAGCCAGCGAGATTTGCAGTCACGATAGCCCTGACACAGCTTACCTTCTCCGCAAGCAAGCCGAGGCGGCGGAGTCTGCAATAAGAGTAGCCCTAAGAAATCTTGGTAACGTAGGCTTGCACGAAGAAGATATAGATCAGTTTGCCTATGACTATGCCCAACGCCTCCGCCAACGAGCCACCGAACTGGAGCAAATAGATGAAACGTAGAAAAAAGAAACACAGTGGATTTAGTCGAGCCCAAAAGTTCTTTAACGCAAAGACTAGAGTCTGGACATGGGAGTCTGAGCTGTCCCCAAGTGGAGATCAGTGGGCTTACGCTGAAAAATGTATGGGTGCGTTCTGGAAAAGGCTAGACCCTGCTACGACAGGGCGTGTCATTAATGAGCCTCAGAACTGGTGTATCTGTGTGAGACTTGTACGAAGGTATGGCAATGACTACAGGGTCGACACGGACATTTTTATTGTCAAAAGTCTTAGGCTTAATGATCTTGAAGATCTTTATGAAAACAGTCGGGCAGAGTTGATGCAACCAGTCAAGACCAACGACATCTATGACATTGGTTGGATGGCTGAAACATTTACGTCTGTCCCGCCTGATGATAACGAAAACTGGCATCTTAAAAAGCTCGATGAATCATATCGAATTACTGAGAAATGCATGAATCAGTGGAGGGCGTCCAATGAGTCGCTACCAAAGGATTGAAGTTACACTAGATACTGTGCATCATTTGCGTGCATGCAAAGCTCAAGGCTTAAACTTTAATGATGCGTGCAACGAGCTTGGCACTAGGCCCAAGTATGTACGTGAATCTGCTAAAGCTAATGGCTTAGATTTCATGATTCATAAAATCTATCCATACACTGAATTTGGCATTCAATTTTTGCCATTTGATGCAACGATGATAGAGTCTATTATTCGTTGCTCTAAGTCCGTGCAATTTAAGTGGCTGACTAAGTCATGGCTTGCTTAAATTCACGCATTGACATTTCGATGGATTTGATGTCATACCAAAACAAGCAAGGACGTTGATTTTAAGCGTTTACTTACTTGCCAACTAGTATATAATTGCAATTGTTGGTTGACGCAACATACGCTCAATAAAGAGCGACAAATAACTGAAATCCTGGAGAATTATCATGACTGAAGAAAACACTACTACTCAAACTGAAGCTCCGAAGAAAGAAGCTCCGAAGAAAGTTGACATCATCCGTGGTCGCATGCCTGTAGCTATGGTTTACGCCGTTCGCTTTGGCAACCTGGCCGAAGGCCCTGCAGAAAAGCAGCGTCTGTTCGCTACCACTGTTGGCAAGATTTACGACATCGAAAAAGGTCGTAACTTTGCGTACGTCACTGAAGACGTTAAATTCACTCAAGAGCAAATCGATGACGGTATTGAGTGGATCGAGCATCACCCTGAGTTCAATGAGCAAGGCGCTCAGAAAGTTGTTGACTATCTGAAAGCTCTGCCAGTTGCCTCTGAGGAAGAAGCAGCCAAGTTCGAAGAAGTTCGTAAAGCTGCTCGTGGTCAGAACTCCAAGACCAAAGACGGCGAAAAAGCTAACGCTGGCGGTGGCAACCGTCGCAAGGCTAAGACTGCTAAAGAAGAGCAGGCTGACACCGACGCTAAGGCCGCTGAAGAAGCCGAAGCTAACGCAGACGACCTGCTGGGCTAATTGCCAAGGCTTGATCCGCTGAGCCTTAATCAGCGGCGTGTTAACTCCATTGGTTAATTCCATTCTGCCCCGGCTTGTCCGGGGTTTTTTATGCTTGGACGATGTGTTTAGCCGTGTACTATTATTCGATAAGTGATAAAATTAGATTATCGATAATTAATAACTAAGGACTTAATAGTGAATGTTAAAAATCCGCAAATCGCTCTGAATGGTACGCTTGATGCCCCGTATACTATATCGTTTGAAGTTAAAATAGCTGACCAGAGCGTAATGAGAACTCTCAGGATGTCACGTGAAGCAGCTCAGCGCTTTGCACGTAGGCATAAATTAGTATTACCTGAAATTAAGGTGTCAAACGCATGAAATTATGGTGGTTAGACGTACTATTCCTAGTATTCACAACACTTAAACTTGCTGACCTTGTTGACTGGTCTTGGTGGTTTGTGCTTGCACCTTTCTACGTACCTTTCACAATTAGTTTGATTTGGATTATAGCAAAAAGGTCAAGTCAAGGTAGAGACGATGAGTCGTAAATACTCAAAGGATGAGGACGCAGTAATCAAAGAGTATGCGGGTATTATGACTGCTGAAGAACTCGGTCTAGTCTTAGGCAGGCCTAAGAACGGCATTCATCATAGAATAAAAAAGCTCGGACTTTCTGGGCTTCGCAAGGGCGAACATCATTGGAACGCAAAAGTCGATAATCTTAAAGTTTCGATGATTCATACGCTTGTTGATGGTGGCTTTACGCCTTCTGAAATTCATCGAATGTTCTCTGAGCCTTTGAATCTATCTCATGGCTACATTGGTCAGATAGCATGCGCTAGATATCGAAAATCTGGATAATTAGCGCTACGATCTTAGTGCTTAGCAGTTTACTCTCGCCACTCATGTGATAGTATTACACTTGTAACATCAAATAAATGAGGTGGCAAGTATGTACTATCACGAATTCGTTTCTCATATTGCACAAGCTATGCGTGACGAAGACATCGAGGCAATCGATCAACTCCGTCACAAGGCTTATAATTATCTTCTCTCTGGCCCTGAGCTCGAGGCGCTTGAAGCTTTGGCCGATGCTGCTATTGAAGCTGTCGAACGTTGAGTTTAGCTGTTTACTATCGCATCACGCGTGATATTATATACATGTGATGCACTTAACTATAACGAGGTTAATATGTCCCGCAAAAATATCATCGAGTCAGTAGTTCGTCGTCTTATTGTTGAAGCAAAGACTAGTGGCTACGTTGTCAAAAGCATCTTTGACACTGAAGAAATCATCAAAAATGAGAACTTTACTATTTCACAGCTTGTAAAGCTAGCTACAGGTACTGACTTTGCAAGAATAGATTTCGTGAAAGCTGGCGTTTTAGAAGATGCTAAGTTCGCAGTATTCATGGTTTATGAAAATAAGCCTTCTGAAATGATCAGCGACCATACAGACACAGTCGAGGCTGACAAAATCTGTCGCAAAGTCCACGACTACTTCGTAGATAAGGGCCAATAACATGCGGTATGTCTACGTCCTAATTAACAACGATAACGTAGTGGTTGATGCCACTACGTCTCGCATGATGGCTATCAACCTAAGCGCTGAGTACTTGGCGCTTAGTGCACCAGAGGCATTGTACGAGCTGACGATGTATGTCAACGATGTATTTCGAAAACTCACAGCTCATAGTAAATATGTCAATGGCTCAATCTGTATAGACACGTCGATGAGTAACAACGCTCAGTCGATTGAAATCAAGTTCTTTGCGCAGGGGTAAATGTATGGGCCAGGTCATAGCTCTCCCAGTATCAGGCACTAACTCAGACTTGCAAGACCTTTTTCATCAGGTTTGCATCGACCTCCAAAGTGAGTGCTTAGCAGACCTTGCTGATCGTGCAATGTGCAGTAGCTCTGCTATTCGTAATTGGCGTGACGGTAAGACTAAGTCGCCACGAGTTATTACGCTGATGAACGTAGCCGAAGCACTTGGCTATCAAATCACTTGGACTAAGGGTTAATATGGTTGACATGTATCAAGTGCGCTTCGTCCTTAGGGCTAAGACCGTAAGAATGAGGCGCCCAATCTTTATTACTGTTCAAGCTGACAATGCTAGCACTGCTAAGACAAAAGCTAAGGCCATCTTACTCAAAGATATTCCAGACGCTGACATTAAACACTCAAAAGCAACGCCTGTATTTTAAGGGCTGTGCACTATCGTAGCACTTAAACCCACGCGCCCAGCACTTAGTCTGAGCGTTTTTATTTGTACTATCGCTATATGAAGTTGTATAGTGTACTTGAGATGACAACTTACCACAACGACATAGGTGAACTTGTATGGACGTACTCGATATCTTTCAACTCTACGACCAGGCTCCAAACGTGCCGCTCAAATATCTTGGCGAGGATTATTGTGACATTAAGCTCCCTGAGCCCAAAGTTGGTGACCATGTATACGCAGTAATGCAAACTCATGTCTTCAAAGATATGGACGCAAATGACCCTCGCCAATTCTATATCTACGCAGAATGCGAGACAGTTATAGAGAGCTTCTACAGAGTTGGTGATTCTCTCTTTATTACATTGAAGCCTGTAGACTTCTATGGTCACGAATTCTACCGCTACGTTGTCTACAACGACTGGTACAAGGGCGAACGTAACTTTGACCTGGACATGGTGCCTAAGTCTCTCGTGAAAGCTTCGTCTGTGTAATTAATCATTTACAACTCTCGCTATGCGATATATGATGCACTTGTGAAATGAAGTTAACCACAAACGATAAAAGCTGTACATTATGACTATGACTATCAAGACAGAGCAAGTCGGATCGACATTCCACGCATCATGCCTCTGGGCTACGGCCGTAGCGCCTAGCCCTGAGGGCGCAGTGAAGCAATTGGCTAAGTGCTTAGCATGCAGCTCTAAGCCCATGATTGCTCTTAAATACGGCCAGGCGCCTTATGCGCCTGGTTACTCAGTTGAATATGTGCCTAGCTTTAAGCACGAAGGCACTACGCTCTTGGCACTTAGTATCCGCACGTGCGTCTCTGTAGAACAAGCTATTAAGGAGCAAATGTCATGAAAATCACTCAACTCAAAATCGATTGGATGCAAGGTTACGGTAACAGCCCTCAGATATTTGTGTATGTCGATGAGATGCCAAAGTTCGATGCAAATGAACCTATCTGGAATCGTACAAAGCATAACTATATCTGGGCTGAGCAAGACGGCATTATCGCATATATCGTCTATAAGCCACGATCAAGGGGTAAGTCTAAGTTCCTGGGTTTCGCTGGTCGTGAGTTCAAAAGGACACTCAAAGACGGTACAGTTCTGGAGTCAAACAACTGGTGGTCAGGCGGAGCATATGGCCTTGTATTGGACGACATTCACTGCGTTGATATTGTGCTGCAGCCTGGGAACGACTCCATTGGCTACTTTGGATACGCCATTACAGTGGATCGTTTGCAAGATCTGCTGAAGGCCTCTAATGATGAAGTACATGTTATCAGTGAACCACTTGGCGGTCATATTCACTACGTAGCCTCTTGCGACCCATATGTACCAAAGAAGCCAGACAATGTAAAATCTACGATTGTCACCGTTCAATGAGCTTGTAATCTGGAGGACCTATGATTAACAGGATAATTACCACGGACCTTGACCATGCAAAACTCGCAAAGATCTTTGCTGAGAATGACATCTTTGTTATTGGTCAAGATCGCTTAGGTATGCATATCTGTGTCACATCTGAGCATGACTCATTTGCAGAAATCCAGCATCTCGTCTGGCAAGCAAATCCGTACGCATATTGTGAAGTAAAAACCGCAACAGTTGAAGATGTAGAGTACTATGAAAATTAAGACTGAATCTGTGAACGTAGAGCCTAGTGCTGAGCACCACTTCTACGCTTACTGCGTCTATGGGTGGGCCACATCAAGCACTGCGCACGGAGCGCTTAGTAGTCTGGTCGAAGCTTTTGACCATAACTTCTCGTTTTTAACTGTTATCTACGTCATAAAGGTCGACCTCCCAGAATCAAGTGAGTACGACATTAACATGTTCGTCCCAGTGGTTGATAAAGACAAGCTTGAGTATGTTGTTGAGACGTCTTTTAATGAGGTCGACGAAGCACTTAAAACGCTCAGAAACTTATAACTTTTAAGCTATGTTACCCTACGGGCTAGCCTGCTAAAAAGTATTTCTGAGCGATCTCAGAGCGTAGCAGGTTAGTCCAAATAGCTCAAAGTTAGCTTTTGAGCGCATTGTTTATGAGTTTTGGTGTTTACTTATAACCGTGATGACAAATCAACCACGGACCACTTGTCCAGGAGCATATTATGCACCGCACATTCAATGAATTCAAATCAACACGCACCCGCACAACGTTGCAGGCGCTCATTGACACAGGTTGTGATGCCGCTAAGAGTTACGCGGACTGTAGCGATGAAACGCTTGACCAAGCTGAGGTCTTTGCTTACAAGACCAATAGTGATGATTTCACCGTCTTTATTGACATTATAGAGGCGATGAGGACGATGAGGACGATGCGCTTGGCACTGAGCACTACGACCTTATCCTTGAGACTATGGAATTCGAAGCTTTCGACGAGGCGGGCCTCAGTCGACTCGAAGAAGAACTCTATCGTTGGGTCGTTTGTGAAGGTCATTTTGAACTTGAACCGAAGAATGCTGACTTGCTGAGGGATGCTGGTTATGAACTTTAAACATCAAGCTATTAAGACAATCTGCAAACGTATGCTCTTGGACCATCGCGCCCAGCCCTGCCGCATCGAGTTAGATGACGGGGTATACGACGTCCATGAAGGGTACATCGACGTAATTCGCCTTACAAATAATTGCCACAGATTCGCCATTGTGTTCTCAATCGATGATATACAAGTAAGGTTGACATGTATCTTTGGCGTTAAGTCCAGGAATCAGCACTTTAGTGGCTTCGTCAAAGGCGACTTTGAGCAGTCAGTGAGTATTGCTTATAGCAACGACTACAATGGTATTGATAAAATATGGGTCGAAGAGGTTATCGAAGAAATTCTGAGTATTGCTGAGGATACTTCCGCGCCCTGAGATACAGTGGTTTGACTGTTTTACGCCGGCTTATGGGCCGGCTTTTTTGTGCGTGAGTGGTCCATGAACTGATCTGGCACTAGGACCTGAGATCCCTGCGCTTGGTGCTTAGTGACTCGGTATTAGAGAGCTAATGAGAGCGCTCTGGAGCTACTTTTGTAGCTACCCATATTACCCTACGTGCTACCTAGTAAGTAGCTGCTCAGAGCTACTAGAGGTAGGCTGGTGCGCATTGTTTATAGCTACTTTAAAGTTACAAGTTGCTATTACAAGTTAGCTTAAATGTCGATGGGGTGGGTAAAAGTGCCAACTTAACCCTTTTGTAATCTCTGGTAAACTTTTGGTTATAACTAGGAGCTTGGGGCTATGTTCTTGGTTATAAGCAATTGAACCTCTGGTAAACTTTTGGTTATAACAAAGAGCTACGGGCTTAGCGCTTGGTGCTAAGAACCTTAGAATTTGTGTGCATTTGTTACATAAGCAACAAAAAAGTATAAATGAAAACTACTTCGCTGCGCCACAAGTTGTTGTTATGATAGATACAAGTCATTTTTATTTATATTTTTATTTATTAGTTAAGTTTATATAAATAAAATAAGGTGTCTGTATAGGAGAACAGGAGAGAGTAAGAACACTGTGCAGGGACCCTTGCAGGAGGTACACTAACTTAATTTTATAATTCAACTTAGCTACATAAATAAAAATATAAATAAAAATGAATTGTATCAATAAAAACAACAACTTATAAATTTAAGGAATTATGGTCCATGCTAAAATTAGTCTGGAAATGGCCAGGTTCATGGAATTTAAGCTATAGAATTCAACAACTTATAAACTTAGTTTACAAAGTTACATAAGCAACAAAAAAATAAAAATAAAAAGCGCTCCTGAGGTTAAAACTAAAAATAAAAATGAACTGTATCTATAAAAACAACAACTTAGGAGCTTTTTCAATGAATTCAACTACTTAGAGCACAAAGCTCAAAGCGCTTAGTACATGGATCCAAGGTCTTGGTTATTTTTTGCACACATCAGCTGCCCGGTCCATGCCGCACCGATCCCTGCAGGACGTTAACTATTTGTAATGTCATAATTTTAGCATTTGTATAGGCATCCATGGATCCTAGTGCTAAGCCCTTGGCGCTTCATGACCTAATCCATGGATCCTAGCGCTAAGTCCTTGGCGCTCCGTGCTAAGTCCTTGGCGTCCAAGCAACTTGTATGGGCATACCTGTGACTAAAATCTGTATGGACGTCATGAATCTGTATGGGCACATGGTCCATAAGGATCTGTATGGACGTCATGAATCTGTATGGGCACATGGTCCATAAGGATCTGTATGGACGTCATGAATCTGTATGGACACGTGGACCATGGAAATCTGTATAGACATGTCATGGGCTTAGGGCATGGATCTTAGTGGTTTGTGCCAAGGTCTTGGCACTTTGTGCTGGGATCATGGTTCTTAGTGCCATGGATTTGGCAGTGCTACAGGAGGCGCTGAGAATGGCTTGGGGAAGCTTTTGGCGCTATGGCGATGGGTACTGCGCACTAAGTGACTTTGGCTGACTAGGGCTACCTGGGTAGCTTTGGTAGCACTTTGTAATATGTAGCTATAGGTATATACCTCAAGTAGCTATTCTAGCTACTCAGAGCGCTCAGAGCAGCGCTATTAGCACTTACCTAGGTATACCTACTGGCTAGCATTAAAAGTAGCTGGATGCGCTCTGAGTAGCTCATAGCAGAGATGCTGATACAGGGCGCTGAGAGCGCTGATCTGAGCACTTTGGGCGTAGGCCGATGTTGGCTACGGGCCTTAATGACATTGTAGCTGGAGACGACGAGAGGTTCGGCGGACGTCGGGCGATTGCAGGGCAGGTGTCCGGACGAACCAGATGATCGCCGGATTTGAGGCATAAAAAAGCCGCATAATTGCGGCTTTGGTTATAAGGATTAAAGTGATATAGAATTGAATTTTAATAATGCGTCGTTATAAGTCGTGAAGATGCCGAAAAGGTCAATGTCTGAATTATTATTGTGGCGATGGATATTAATGGTGTAAATGTCAAAGTCATTGTGGTAGATGAGTTGAAGGGTAAGGTTATTAGAATGAAAAGCCTTAGAATTTAAAATCATAATAGTCTCCCAATTGATGACTTAGAAAGTATACCAAGATTGCCGTGAAAAAGACACAAAAAGCCGCCCGAAGGCGGCTTGGTTAAAAGGATTAAAGTTATTCGGCTTCGAGCTCGCGGAATTCCTTAAACACTTTTTTGAAAGTAAAGCCCTTGCGGCAAGAATAAACTTGACCATAAGAAAGTCCCAGCTCGACTGCAGCTTCCTTAGTTGAGACATCTTTAAGGTCACCGAGCAGCACACTTCGTGCGTCATCCTCATTCATTGCACGGTCCGACTTGATGTCCCGGACTGTATCGCCCTGTGGTCGACTTGTATCCATTGTGTTGACTTTTTCAATGACCTCGTTCAACTTCTCAGCAATGTCTTTCACTGTCAACTTTTTGGCAGTGTCAAGTAATTCAATGCCAAGTTCTTGGACTTCTTGAGTTACTTCTTCGGTCTTGGTCATTTCTTGATCTTGAACTTCAACTTGGTTAGTCATAATAATCACCTATATCGTTTTTGGTTAAGTGCCGCGTTTGCGGCCGACAATTAGAACTATACTGCATATTTGAGATAAGTGTGTAAAGAAACGTAAAGAAATGTAACGATACGTAACTACGTCATACTTATATTGCGTGCGCGTAGGCGCGCGGGGCGTGCATGCTGGACGACGTACTAAGTGCGCAATGAGAAGCGCTGAGAGCATCGTGGTGAGCTTTTAGAGCTGCTTACGATATATCATGCGCGTTATGCTAAGCGCTTAGTGGAGCGCACGAGAGGCAGCTTCTAAGCGCAATGATCGTGGTCAGCTTTGTGAGATCGATGCGATCAATGCTTCGTGCTATGTCTAAGTGCTGATATGGACGATCCAGGACGACGAGGTCAGCGCGACGACTTTGTTGTAAATGACAACGTGTGATAGATAGCAATCATTAACGCTTAATAGCGACAATCATTAACACTTAATAGCGACAATCATTAACACTTAATAGCGACAATCATTAACACTTAATAGCGACAATCATTAACACTTAATAGCGACAATCATT